ATGCCGATGAAATCGATGTTCGCGTCCGACCAGAGCGGGTCGAGGTGGAAGAAAACGTCCCCTGTTCCATCGCCCGGCTGGTGGCCAAAATACTCCGACCAGTCGGAGGCGTAGCCGACCTTGGTGCCCGGCCCGAGGACCGACTTCACATCCGCCGCCAGCGCCTTGAAGGCGGTCACGGCCGGAAATGCGCTGGCGCTGGAGCGGATCGTGGTCAGGCCCCGCATCTCGGTCCCGATCAGGAAGGCATCGACCGCGCCTGCCGCCGCGCAGAGATGGGCGTAGTGCAGGATCATCCGGCGCAGGCCCCAATCGCCCGAGGGGCCGGTCCAGCTGACAGTGTCGCCCGACACCGCGAACTGTGCCGGGGTGGCCGCGCCAAAGAAGCTGGCGACCTGCGTCGCCGCAGCGGCAGTCTTGTCGGCGGTTCCAGCGAAGCCTGCCGCCGGGGAGCAGGTGATCCTCCCGCGCCAGGGGAAGCTGGGCTGGCCGGGGGTGGCGGCATTCGCGCTGTAGGGGTTCGGCAGCGTGTTGCCGGGCGGCACGTCCATCAGAAGGAAGGGATAGAACGTCACCCGCAGCCCGCGCGCCTTCATCTCGCGGATCGCCTGCACCACTGCGAAATCCGCAGGCGTGCCGCCGTAGACCGGACGGTCCTCGGTGTCACGGCTCACCAGATGCGCATTCGCCCGCCCCACGCCGTTGACCGTCCAGGTCTTGGGGTTGGTGACCTTCGTCGCCACCTCGACGCCAGGCTTGATCGTGGAGTTGCCTGCGCGCAGATCGTTGCCGAACCAGGCGACCACCAGGCTGACGCTCTCGACGGCAGGGGCCATGGCCTGTAGCCGGTCGAGCGCCACGACGATATCGGCCTCATCGGGCAGCGCGTTCAGGTTCTCGGCCGAGGTGGTTCCGCCTGTCGTCTGGCCGAAGATGGTGGTCGTGGCGCCCACGGTCTTCCGGACAGCCTCCGTCGCATAGGTGAACTCGCCCGAGGCCGGGATCATGGTCACGGCCTTGACCAGCCCCTCTGCCGTGTCGGGGTCGGCGAGCGGGCGAAAGACCTCGAAGGACAGCTGCGGCAGGCGGTTGCCGTAGGTCGCAAGCGGCAGTTCCTCGAAGACGACATAAGCGGTGCCGCGGTTGGCGGGCGTATTGGCCGCGCCCATCTTCGCCGCGATGAAGGGATCGGCCGCTTGCGCCTCGTCGCCGGGATACCAGCGCCAGGTGATCCCCGTCATGTCGAGCGGCTTGCCGTCGGCCCAGATGCGGCCGATGCCAGTGATCGGCCCTTCGCATATCGCCACGGCGAAGCTGGCATAGTACAGATACTCGGTCGTCTGGACCCGGCCGCCGCCCCCGCCCTTGCCGCCTCCTTGGGTGGTGGTCTTGGTCTCTTCGCGGAAATCGGTCGCCCAGATGATGTTGCCGCCAATGCGCATGCGACCGTAGAGGCGCGGGATGATCGCCCCTTCCGTGGCCGAGGTGATCCGCAAGCTGTCGAGGCGCTGGCCCTCGATCTTCTGTGCAGGCGCCAGCGAGGACACGATCCAGCTGTCGACCACCGAACCGATGGTCGAGCCGATGAAGCCGCCGATGGCAGCGCCAGAAAAGCCGAGGATCGCGCCGCCAAAGGCCCCGCCGATGGCAGTGCCGACAGCGCCGAGGACAAGCGTGGCCATGGAAAACTCTCAGCGTTGAGGAAACAGGAAAGCGAAGGCGATGCGGCGTCGCCATGCGGGCGTCAGCGGTTCCTCGATCACGCCCAACCGCTCATAGGAGTGGAGGAAGGTGTCCGGGCCGGTGAGGATGCCGACATGCTTGGCGATGGCGCGGGGCATCATCCGGAACAGGATCAGCGCGCCGGGCGCGGCCTCGGATGGGGCGATCTCGGGCATCATTGCCCGCGCCCCTTCGGCCAGCACCTCGCGTGGCCCGGTCTCGCCCCAATCCCGGCTGTAGGGCGGGATCGGGAACGGCTCCGGGCCGACGACCTCGCGCCAGACACCCCGCGCGAGGCCGAGGCAGTCGCAGCCGACCCCGCGCAGGCTGGCCTGGTCGTGGTAGGGCGTGCCGAGCCATGACCGCGAGACGGCGATGACAAGGGCGGGATCGGCCGTCGGGACTGTCGCGCTCACAGCACCGCTCCCTCGTGGCCGCCGTCCTTGGTGGCGTATCTCAGGACTGCGTCTTGCCCTGGGATGTGCGGGAAGCCCCGGAAGTTCGCGACATTGGCGAACTTCGTCCCGCAGGTCGCGATCCGCTTGTCGCAGCCCGCCCGGATCACGAAGGTATCCGCCGCCGTGATCGGGCGCACCGGGGCTTCGAGCAGGGTAAGGATCGCGACGCTGTCGACGATGTCATACGACAGCACCTCGACCCGCCGCCCGGCATTGGCGCCGGTCGACCATTCGACCAGCCCGAAGGTGAACCAGCCTGCGGCAAAGGTGCCAAGGCCGGAGGCCGTGAAGGCGCGGTCGCGCAGCACATCGATGATCGCGCCGGTCCCTTTGAAGGCCACGGCCTCGAGGTTCACGCCGCAGCGCGTGTCGCCCAGCGCTGCATCGCAACTTGCCTGAAACGTCCGCCCCACTGTCTGGCCAAGGATGTGGGCCAGCGACCGCACCTCGGCCACGAAGGCCAGCCGCCCGCGACGGATCTGACCGATGGCCCCGCGGCGCAAGAGCACGCGCTGCGCCGGGGCCGACCAGTTCACCCGCCAGACCTCGACCGCCGCATTGTCCCAGCGGCCGTCGAGGATGTCGGTCTCGGTGATCCGGTCCGACGACAGCACGCCTTGCGCGTCCTGCGCGTCCACGGAGAGGTCCGATCCCGATCGGACCTCGGACGCCGTCAGCCCGCTTTCCGGTTCGAACTCCATACTGTCGAAGGTGAGAGTCCGGTCATGATCCGTGAAACCGAAGGTGACGCCATCGGCGCGGGTGATGCGCCAGCACCAGGCGAGCGTCGTTGTGCCCTCGTCGAGATGGGCCTGCAGTGCGGGGTTCAGGGACTTCATGCGCGGATTTCCAGGAGAGGGATGGAGGTGATCGACCCGAGGCGTTCGAGGTCGAGGGTGACGTCGAGGGCATCGGTGTCGAAGCGGACCGGGACGTCGAATTCGAAGCCTGCGGTGATGGCCACGCCCGCGGCGGGAGCCGTGACGAATGTGATGAGACCGGTGGTCGTGGAAACCGACCAGCCGGAGGCCTGGGGCGTGCCGTTCAGGGCGATGGTCACGGTTCCTGCGACAGGTTTGGTGATGGCCCGCGACCAGGACTGCGCGCCGGAGGTGTAGCGCTTGGTGAGCTGGAACAGGGTGGCTGCCCCGTTGCCGGTGCCGATAGGCTGGTTGGTCGCCCCTGGCGTCTGCGACGGCTGGCAGGACTTGAAGTCGGCCCAGTCCTTGAAGCGGAAACCGTGGAGGCGGCCGTTGCGGGCCTCGAAGAAGGCAACCACCGCCGCCAGATCATCGGCGCGGCGGATGCCGTAGGCGACGTCGTAGCGGCGGCGGCTATTGGCCCAGCTCGCGTTGCGCTCCTCGGCCCCGCTTGCCAGTTCGACGATCTGGGTACGCCGTTCGGGACCGCCCCGCGCCCCGCGGCTGATGTTGTCCGGAAAGCGGACCTCGTGAAACGCCATTACATCCCCCTCCGGCCCAGCGACACGGCGCGGGCGATGTCGCTGGCGACCTGCGTCCGGGATTGCCGGAAGCTCTCAGCGTCGCGCGCGTTGATCGTGACGTTGACTGTCGATGCGCCCGCCTGGCCGTAACCGGCCGCCTCCCGGCGCGAGAGCACCCGCTCCCCGCGCTGCAGGATCGCGGGCACCTCATCGGGCCGCAGACCAGCCCAGCCGCCGTTGTGCATGCGCGGCGCTCCCGCAAAGGCCAGCGCCGGGACCATCCGGCCGGGACCGGGTGCGCCGACCATCCCGCCCGCATGCAGGATGTTGGCGAAGATCCCGCCCGCGCCGCCCAGCGCGCCGGAAAGGGCATTGGCGATGGGCCCGAGGATGAAGCGGCGTGCGGCGAGCTTCGCGAGATCGGCGATCATCGAGGTGACCAGGTCGCGAAAGTCGAGCTTGCCGGTTTTCACGAAGTCACCGATGGCATTCTCCGCGCTTTGGAACGCGCCCACCAGCGCGCTGCCGATGTCCCCGCCAATGTCGCGCGCCTTGGCGGCATAGTCCGCGAGGGCACCGGTAACGGCCTGCCAGCCGGTCAGGGCGGTGTCCGCGCCCTCGGCTGCAGCCGCCCCGGCATCGCGCGCGGCCCCGCCCGCGCCATCGGCGGCGGTCGCCGTGTCGTTCAGCCCGGTGGTCAGGGTATCGGCCGAAGCGGCTGCATCGGCCAGCGCTGTCTCGGCTTCGGTCCCCGTGCCGGTCACGGCATCCTTCAGCGCCTGCCAGCTGGCGAGCGGCCGACCCGCAGCATCAGCCAGCATCCCGGCCGCCTCGCGATAGCCTTCGGCCCGGGCGCGGGCGTCGTCGGCCATCGCGCCGAGTCCAAGATCAGGCGGCTCGAGATAGGTCCGCGACAGTGCGGCCGAGAAGGCATCCGCGGCGGCAGCACCGGCTGCGGTCGCGGCTCCTTGAAAGGGATTGCCAATGCGCCCCAGTTCCACTGGATCGAGGATACCGATCCGAACCCCACCCTCGCCGGTGGCCCATTCGGGCAGAAGCGCGAGGGCCGCGTTCAGGGTCTCGATGAAGCTGTTGATGCGCGTCACGACGCCGTTCAGCATCGCCTCGACGCCGGAGATCAGCCCGTTCGCGGCCTGAAAGGCGAAGTCGCCGATGGCCCCGGGCAGGCTGCCCCAGATCGCCACGGCCGCGTCATTAGCCCCCTGAAAGATTGCGGCCGTCCGGTCACCGAAGCTGACGACGCCTGCGATGGTACCTTCTAGTGCCGATATTCCGTCCGCTTTCAGGCCCTCCCATCCGGCCGCCATGCGCGCCAGCGCCGCGTCTAGCGACAGGCCGATGCGCGACCAGACCTCGCGGGCCAGATCGCCGAGGAGCCGGAACGCCTCGCCCACACCGCCGACCCGGGCCACCAGCTGCGAGAACTGATAGACCAGCTCTCCGGCGCCGACGATCAGCGCCCCGATGCCGGTGCGGATCAGGGCCCCGCGCAGAAAGACCAAGGCAGTGGCGAGGCCGCGCACCGACAGCGCCGCCATGGCGAGCCCGGCGACCCAGCGGCCAGCCATGACAGCCGCAAAGGTTGCGGCGTAAGATGCCAGCCTTCCAAGGTTGCCGATCAGTCCGTCGATAGCAGAGCGCAAGATCCCGCCATCGGAGGCGAGCGCCACGAAGGCACTGGCCAGCGCCTCGATGGTCGGTGCGACGGCGACGGCGATCCGGTTGCGCAGGCCGTCGAACACGAGGG